CCTCCGGTGGAAAATGACCTCCAGTGGAAAATGACCTCCGGTGGAAAATGACTGCCCTCCGTGGGAATTTAGTACCCCACCGGTGGAAATTAAGAGTTGACTTCACCCAGCGAATCGGAATAGCAACTTCACATCAGCAAGAGGAGAATGAAATGCTTGATGAAAGATTAGTCACCAATATCTGTGCAACAGGTAAGTTTGTCACTGTTACTTTCTTGACCAAGAGTGGTGAGGAACGGACTTACAACGGTCGCTTCAATGTGAAGAAGTATCTTAAGGGTACAGAAAAGTCAGAGACTGTTTCCCGTATGCTTCGTAAGAACAATCTTATCCCCATCTGGGTTGACAAAGATACTGTCAAATCCTTCAAGCCTGACCGTGTGCTTGAGATGGTGTCAGAGGGTCGGCGTTACTGTGGTCTAAGTCGCCTGTAATGGAAAATGATCTGGAAAAGTTTATGGAAGAGATCGGGGTCATCGTACCCCGTTCTTTTTTAGAAGAGGTTGAGGATAAACCACAGCCTAGAGTTTTTGAATTTAACATGCCTGAACTAGATGAGAATGGAGAACCACCGTGGTAAATCAAATAAGTGTAACTTACAAAGCCAGTATGGGTAATGACCTTACAGTCTGTAATGCTGCGAGAGTATCATTCGGAAAAGAGACTGAATGGGACTATGAGGAGTCAGATGCCTATAGCTTTAAACAACACCTTAAAAAGAAAGATGAGAAGCTTATCAAGTACTTAGCCGAGCATAAACATATTTCGCCATTCGGACATTGCTTTGCGTCATACTTAGTACGTTGTCCAGTATTCGTAGAGCGTCAACTTGTGAAGCACTCATATCTCCGCATGAATCAAGTATCAAGAAGGTACGTGGATGATCCACCAGAGTTTTATACGCCTGATGTATGGCGTACTAGATCAAAAGACAAGAAGCAAGGCAGTGGTGGCCCTGTAGACTTTCAAGTTACTGTAGATTATGACTGGGGTCTTATGCAGTATAATTCTTTGATAGATCGTGGTGTATGCCCTGAGCAAGCCCGTATGGTGTTACCGCAAGCAATGCTAACAGAGTTCTGGTGGAGCGGAAGTTTAGATGCTTGGGCGAAGATGTGTAACCTACGCTGTAAGCCTGACACACAAGCCGAGACAGCAGAGGTAGCGTGGGAAATTGACCGCATTATGATTGACCTGTTTCCTGTGTCGTGGAGAGCATTAAGGGAGAATGACTGATGAAGAATGATATAGTTAAAATAACAGAGATAGAAGAGCATGAGGATGGTAGTGCTACACTACAAGTAGAGTGTGACCCTGAGACCTTTATGGCTATCTTTGACGTAGGCTTTGTAAAATTAGTAAAGGCTGGCTTAGAGAAGGAGAAAGAAGGTGGGTAGGTATGTCGTTCAAATAGAGATTGAGAAAGGCGAGTACACCTTCGTGAGAAAGGAGAACCCTTGGACATACGACACTAAGGTGTGGGTCTTTACTAAACGTGAGGAAGCTGAGAGAGAGGCCAAGAACTGGAATACAGGCAGAGTAGTGGAGTATCTGTGATATTATTCTATACTGTTCTTGTATTGAGCTACACACTCAATGGAGACTACCTTCAAGCGAAGGTGGTCTTCCCTAGTTATAAAGCTTGTGGTGATGCTTTACCTGCCTTCTACGAGCCTATTTACGCCATTGACAGGGATGCTATCGGTCAGTGTTTGAAGACTGATGCCTTGTCTAATTCGATAAAACCTAAAGCAAGACCGAAGATTCTTCTTGACAAGGGATAGCCGAATCAGATTAAACCAGTATAATCCCTATACTAAAGTACGAAACTAAAGATAAAAAAGAAAACAGTAGATAAAGGAACTATTGTATATGTCTTGGAGAAGTCACGTTAAATGTCCTTATTCTGATTGTGGTTCGTCAGATGCTTTCTCTTACAATACGGAGAGCAAAGCTGGTAGGTGTCACAGTTGTGAAAAGAAATACCCTTCTGAAAAGGGTTATGAAAGTTGGGCCTTGGAAGAGTACCCAATCAACCAAAGAGGAGAAGTTATGATGTTGTCAGCCCGTACCGAAGAAGAAGTCTTTGAGGGGTGCAGGGGAATTACGTTAGAGACTATGAAGTTCTTTAATGTGTCAACTGTGCTTGATCGATCAAGTAAACCAATCAAGCATGTTTACCCTTATCCTTCTGGTGGCCGTAAGATCCGTGTCTTACCAAAGGAAGGGTTCTTTCTTGAAGGTATGAAGACAGATGAGTTCTTTGGTCAGAACTTATGGAATACTGGAACAGGTAAGATTGTCACTATCTGTGAGGGTGAGCTTGATGCTATGTCTGCCTACCAGATGTGCAACAACCCTAAATTTCCTTGTCCCTTTATTTCGCTACCGTCAGCCACACCATCACGTAAGCTTTGGGAAAAGACCAGAGAGTACCTTAACGGTTTTGATAAGATAATCTTGTCAGTTGACAGTGATGAGGCTGGTAATGCTGTTGCCCATAAGATTGCAAAGATGTTCCCTAACAAAGTCTATCGTGTCATCCATGACAAATACAAGGACGCCAATGACTTTCTGCAAGCAGGGGCTACGAAGGAATTTGTCAACGCTTGGTGGGGAGCTAGGAAGTTCACTCCTGACAATGTGTTGAACACTACCAACCAGTTCCTAAATTTGTATAACAAAGCGGAAGAGCATGTGTATGTTCAGACAGGTATTCCTGACTTTGATGATTTGGCATTAGGTTTAATGCAGGGTCACTTTACTGTCTTCAAGGCTAAGACAGGCATTGGTAAGACAGAGTTCATGCGTTACCTGCAATATCGCATTCTGTCAGAGTACCCTGATGTCCCTATTGCCATTTGGCATCTGGAAGAGACAAAGCTTAGGAGCTTGTTGGGTCTGTGCAGCTATGAGCTACAAGCGAATGTGACAAGGAAAGATCTTATTGTTGACAATGGCTACGACGAAATTGTGCAAGAGGCTATCTCTAAGATTACCAAAGATGAGATGCTGTTTCAGTTCTATCTAAACGATGAAGATGATCCCCTTCTACTACTGGACCAGATCCGTTATCTGTCACAAGCCTGTGGCTGTAAGTATATCATGTTCGAGCCAATACAAGACGTAGCCGCCAGCAAGAACGGTGATGAAAGCAAGGAGACATTCTTAGCTGATATGGCTATACGGTTGTCAAAGCTTGCTGCTGAATTGAATGTTGGTTTGATTACGATAGCACACACAAATGATGACGGTGCTGTTAAGTATTGTAAGATGATAGAACAACGTGCTAGTGTCGTTGTAGAGCTTCAGAGGGACAACATGGCAGAGGATGAGGATGACCGTAACACGACACGGCTTTATATCACCAAGAACCGTCCCACAGGAGCTACGGGCTATGCCGGTGAGATGTCATTCAGTCCTGATAGCTTTACCTTAAGGAATAAGTGGACAACATGAAGGTAGTTGCTTGTGATATAGAAACGGATAGCCTAAATCCAAAACACATCTATGTTGTCTGTGTTAAAGATCTTGAGACAGGTAAACTGTACAAGTTTATTAATTTAGACAAGGATGTATCAGAGAAGGTTCGGTTTAATGACTTTGCTGCTTCTGTTAGAACTTGGGTTTTCCATAATGGTCTTGGTTTCGATGTTCCTGTTATTAATAAGTTTATGGGATCAGGCACAATCAAGCCCTGTGATGTTGTTGATACTCTCGTTGTTTCCCGCCTTATTGACTATAACATTCTTAACGGTCATTCACTAAAGGCGTGGGGCATTCGACTAGGTTTACATAAAGGAGAGTTCACAGACTTTGCTGGTGGTTTGTCTGAAGAGATGATTGAGTATTGCTTTAACGATGTTGAGGTCACAGCTAAAGTTTACAATAAGTTCAAATCAGAAATCCAAGACCCTCAGTGGAAATTAGCAATGCGTACTGAGCATGACATTGCAGCCACATGCGAGGAAATGACAGGTATTGGATTTAAGTTTGATCGGGAAACTGCTCAAGAAATACTATCTGAGATGGAAATGCGGATGTCAGATCTTGAGAAAGAGTTTCAAAAGATCTGGCCCCCTAAGCTTGTTGAAGTTAATAGATTGAAGTATCGTGAGAAGACGGATGGTACTCTGTTTGGTACTGTTAAGAACGCTTTGGCTAAGTACCCGAAGTGTGAGAGACAAGGAGAAGAGCTTGTTTGTTTTGACTACAAGACTTTTGAACCATCTAGTCCAAAACAACGCATAGAACGACTATGGGAAGCTGGCTGGGAGCCTGTCGAGAAAACAAAGGGGCATATGGAATATGAAAGACAAAGGTGAGCATTACAAGACCTACGGGTGGACCTGTAGCGAAACTAACCTTAACACACTGCCTGACACAGCCCCAGAGGGCGCACACAAGCTGTCAGAGTGGTTGACCCTACAAGGTCGTAGAACAAGCCTTGTGGAGTGGCTGGGGCAATGTAAGGATGATGGTCGTATTCATGGTCGTTTTATGCACATTGGTGCATGGACAGGTCGTATGTCACATCAAGCACCAAATCAGGCAAACATCCCATCAGCTTTTCACGGTGATCCTAAGACTGCGGTGGAAAGTGTGAAGCACAGATACGATGGCCCTATGAGGAAATTATGGTGTGTGGATGAGGGTAATTATCTGGTTGGTACAGATGCAGAAGGCATTCAACTTAGGATCTTGGCTCATCTTATGCAGTCTAAGGCTTATGTTGATGCTATTGTCACCGGCAAGAAAGAAGATGAGACTGACATCCACAATGTGAATAAGAGAGCTTTAGGTATTCCGCATGTGACAAGGGACATGGCTAAGACATTTATCTATGCCTTTCTCTTAGGTGCGGGTATTCCTAAGATAGCAAGCATCTTAAAGGTTAATCGGACACAGGCTCAAGAGGCTGTTAATAACTTTCTGGAATCTATTGATGGACTTAAAGAGCTTAAGAAAAAGAAGATCCCACACATTGCCAGAAGAGGTTACTTTACTGGTCTTGACGGACGTAAGGTAAAGGTTCCCAGTGAACACAAAACACTAGCCGGTATGCTTCAGAATGGAGAGAGTGTGGTTGTTAAGCATTGGGTGCTGGAGTGGAAAAGGGCAGCGGAGAATGAGGGCCTAGACTTCAAGCTGATCGACATTGTACACGATGAAGTGCAGGTCGAAGTACCTTCGATGGAAATAGCTGAAAGTTTGATTAGGATACAAAAGGAGAGTATGAACAGAGTTAGAGATAATCTTGATGTCTTTTGTCCATTGGCAGTTTCGTCAGATATTGGAAGGAACTGGTATGAGACACATTGACGCATTGCTTAGTTGTAATATTTATGATATAAGACAGATTCCAAAAGGAGAATCACTATGAGTAAAACAGTGTATAAAACGTATGATGGAACATCCATGTACGCACAGGTCTTTGAACGTAACCGTGACATGGGTAGCGAAGCATATCCTTTGACGGATGTTGACGGTCAGTATAAAATTCAACTTGTCTTTGATGAGGACATGAAGAAGAGAATGATAGATGACGGTATTCCAGATGTCATCTTGGGCAATGAGATGTTCAAAGAAACAGAGGATGGTTTTTATGGTTACACATTCAAGCGCACACATCTTCACAAGAGGTTTACCAATGACGATGGTACACCTCAAGTAAACGGCCCACCCAATGTAGTTGATTGGAAGGCGTCTCAAGAAAACAAAGTAGCAGTGCCTTGGGATAATGAACAAAACATCTGGAATGGTTCTAAAGTTAAGGTAAAGGTTTCGATCTACAAAGGTCGGGTCAATATCGTAACCTTGGAAAGCGTTGGTGTTGTGGAAGCAGCCGAAGCCCCTGAACGTGATGAGGCTTTGGTCTGGTAGATGGGAAAACTTACTCTTAAGTACGAAACTACGGTAGAGGAAGATGGTAGAGATCACTCAGTGACCTTTACAGAGAAAGGAGTGGAGACGATGGAAGATTGTCTCCTCTTCCTTGACGAAGCTGTAAATGGCTGCGGTTGGTCTTACTTGTCTTATTTAATTGCAGTATACGACACTGGAGAAGAAGTATGCCATCCATCGAATCTCTTGTAGCAGACGTAAACCATGTCCTTCAAACAGGTGAGGGATATACAGAAGAAGTAGCGGAATGGGTAGCGGAAGATGTCCGTAAGTCTCTTCTTCGTCAAATGAAGAAAAGAGAAGACAAAGGATCTCTTCGTCTTTCTGGTCTTGGAACAAAGTGTGAACGTAAGCTTTGGTACACTGTCAACAAGTCAACCCACCGTGAGAAATTAACAGCCTCTACCCTCAACAAGTTTATCTTTGGTGACCTTACAGAAAGTCATATAATTGGCTTGTGTATGGCTGCTGGGCATAAAGTAGAAGGAATGCAAGACCAACTGAACGTAGAAGGAGTCTTAGGACACCGTGACTGTGTTATCGACGGTATGTTGATTGATGTTAAGTCTGCTTCTAGTTTTAGCTTTAAAAAGTTCAAAGAGGGTAAACTAAGGGAAGAAGACCCCTTCGGCTACATCAGTCAACTGTCTTCCTACCTTTATGGTAGCCTTGACGATCCTCTTGTCATAGATAAGAGTAGGGCTGGCTTCTTAGCCTTTGACAAACAGTTTGGTCATATAGCTTTAGACATCTACGATCTCTCACCAGAGGTAAAGACCAAGAAGGCTGAGGTGGAAAATTGCAAGTCTGTCGTTAAGATGAGTAAACCCCCTGCAAGGGAATATGAGCCTGAGCCTGACGGTAAGAGTGGTAACACTAAGCTTTGTACACAGTGTAGCTACTGTGACTTCAAGAAGATCTGTTGGCCTGACATGAGAACATTTATTTATAAAGGTGGTCCTCGTTATCTAATTAATGTAGCCAGAGAACCAAGGGATGTCTTTGAGCTATGAAACCACAGTCTGCTAAAGCTAAAGGCCGTGTCTTCCAACAGGACATACGAGACCTAATCCTCAAGACATACCCGCAACTTGAGAATGATGATGTCAAGAGTACAAGTATGGGAGCCGGTGGGGAAGATGTCCAACTAAGTCCAGCCGCCAGAAAAATACTTCCGATACAGATTGAGTGTAAAAGAGTTAAGTCAGCTAAGACTATCTATGGCTGGCTTGACCAAGCAAACACACATGGTGATTACTTACCTGTTGTTTTTATTAGAGCAGACAGAGAAAAACCTCTGGCGATTTTACCCGCAGAGGTTTGTGTAGAATTATTGGAGCATTTTAATGGGCAAAAGAAGTGAGTTTGAAAGAGTAGAACGAGACTTCTACCCGACACCTTTCTCCGCTGTCTTGCCTTTGTTTGAGCATCTACCATTCTCAGGAAACTTTGCAGAGCCTTGTGCTGGTGATGGTAGATTAATCAAACACATTGAGGACAACTCTTATCTGTCATGCACACTTGCTATAGACATAGAGCCTCAGTGTGATCGTGTATCAAGAGCTAATTGCTTAGACTATGACTTCGATCCTGTTGACTTTATAATAACTAATCCACCTTGGGATAGAAGACTTCTTCATCCTATGATAGATCACTTTGTAAGGTTTGCTCCTACTTGGCTATTGTTTGATGCTGATTGGATGCACACAAAACAATCAGAAAGGTTTATGCTTTACTGTTCAAGGATTGTTTCTGTCGGTAGGGTTAAATGGATAGAAGGTAGCAAGAGTGTTGGTAAAGATAACTGTGCTTGGTATTTGTTTGATGTCGAAGATGAAGGCCCGACAGAATTTTACGGGAGAGTAAGCTATGGAAGATGAAGAAGAGATCCGTGAAGATAGTTACAATGTACATCTTCATATAACAGTAGACAAATCCGTGTACTGGCATCCTGTGTCAGATTATGCTGTCTTAGACGATTTACAAGAGCATATAATTGATGCTATAGAAGACATAGGGGGCATCGCTGTGATGTCCTTCGACGCAGAGAGGGAAAAGGAATGATTTCAATGCGAGAATACAGAGAGATTTTAGACATGTACTCTGATTGGGTAGAGGGTAAGATCTTGACAAAAGGTAATGATCGTATCTTTGAAAACACTTTAGGTCTTGTTGGAGAGGCTGGAGAAGTTGCAGAAAAAGTAAAGAAGATGCTACGTGACAAAGCACGTTACTCTAATGAGGAATTACTTAATGAGTTAGGTGATGTCCTGTTTTACACGACAGCTTTGGCTAATCTTTATGGTGGGACACTTAAGTCTATTATTGAACTCAATATGGAAAAGCTTGACGGTCGCATGGAACGTGGTACACTAAGAGGCTCCGGTGATAACAGATAAGAGGTAAAGAGGATGTCAAAAAATAATTATTTGCCGACAGACTATCAAACTTTCATAGCAAAGTCTCGCTATGCAAAGTACTTTGATGGTAAAGGTCGTGAAGATTGGTCTGAAACAGTAGAACGGTATATGGACAATGTTGTACGTCCTAAAGCCGGTAAGGATAGTTACATCAATCAAATACGTGATGCTATCCTAGATCTAGAGGTTATGCCTTCTATGCGAGCTATGATGACCGCTGGTAAGGCATTAGAGAGAGACAATACAGCAGGGTATAACTGTAGTTACCTACCCGTAGATGATCCTAAGTCCTTCGATGAGGCTATGTTCATTCTGCTGTGTGGTACTGGTGTTGGGTTCAGCGTTGAACGTCAGTTCATCAGTAAGCTCCCTGAAGTTCCTGAGTTGTTTGACAGTGAGACTACAATCGTTGTTAAGGATAGTAAGGAAGGTTGGGCTAAAGCTTTCAGACAATTGTTGGCACTCCTTTGGGCTGGTGAGATCCCCCAGTGGGATATAGGTTTGGTACGTCCTGCAGGTTCTAGGCTTAAAACTTTTGGTGGTAGGGCTAGTGGTCCAGCACCTTTAGTTGAATTGTTTAACTTTGCTATCACCACATTCAAGAACGCACAAGGGCGTAGGCTATCCAGCATTGAGTGTCACGACTTAATGTGTTTCATTGGTCAGATCGTTGTAGTTGGTGGTGTTCGTAGATCAGCTATGATCTCTCTGTCCAACCTGTCTGATGATCGTATGCGTCATGCTAAGTCAGGAAGCTGGTGGGAAACAGCAGCCCATCGTGCATTGGCTAATAACAGTGTGAGCTATACAGAGAAGCCTGACATGGAAACCTTCATGCGGGAATGGCAAGCTCTAGTAGAAAGTAAGTCAGGGGAACGTGGTGTATTCAATCGTCAAGCAAGTAAAAAGCAAGCTGAAAAATACGGGCGCAGAGATCCTAACCATGAGTTCGGTACTAACCCCTGCAGCGAAATTATACTTAGACCGTATCAGTTCTGCAACCTTACAGAGGTTGTTATTCGTGCTACGGACAGTATTGAAGATCTGGAACGAAAAGTCCGTTTGGCAACAATTCTGGGAACTATCCAGTCATCATACACAAAGTTCCCTTACCTGCGAAAGGTGTGGTCTACCAATACAGAAGAAGAACGATTGCTCGGTGTGTCACTCACAGGGATAATGGATAATAAACTGACAACTTCAGAAAACAGGGGGCTAAAGAAGACCCTTGAGCATTTACGTTCCGTGGCTGTTGATACTAATGCTGAATGGGCTGACCGTCTTGGTATACCTCATTCTACTGCGATTACATGCGTAAAACCCTCGGGAACGGTATCACAACTTGTTGACAGCAGTTCTGGAATCCACGCTCGCCACAGTCCCTATTATATCCGCACTGTGCGTGGTGATAATAAAGATCCCCTGACACAGTTTATGATTGACAGAGGTATTCCTAATGAGCCTTGTGTTATGAAGGGTGATACAACAACTGTGTTCAGCTTCCCAGTCAAGTCACCGGCAGGGGCAACCACTAGGAACGATATGACAGCCGTAGAGCAGCTAGAGATGTGGTTGACGTATCAGAGGTCATGGTGTGAACATAAGCCATCTGTGACAATATCGGTGCGGGATTCTGAGTGGATGTCTGTTGGTGCCTTTGTGTACGAACACTTTGATGAGATGTCAGGTGTTTCGTTCTTACCTCACTCAGATCATACTTACCAACAAGCTCCTTATCAAGATTGCACTAAGGAAGAGTATGAACAACTGTTGGCTATTATGCCTAAAAGTATTGACTGGTCTGAACTTTCAGAGTATGAGAAAGAAGATAACACAGCCGGTAGTCAAACAATGGCTTGTTCTGGTGATGTGTGTGAGATAGTGGATATTACATGACAGTAAGAAAACCTTTTAACCGTGCTTTGTATGAAGCTTATGATCAAAAAGCAAAAGAATGTTTAGTGTCCCTCTTGAAAAAGAGGGGCCATACTATCGTAAGTCAAACGGAAGACCGCTTTGCTGACGTTGTGTCGCAGAAAAATGAACAGACATACTTCAATGAAGCTGAGGTGAAGGTAGCATGGGAACATGATTGGCCTACACACTGGAATGAGATTCGTATTCCAGAGAGAAAGAAAAGGCTGTTGAAGAAGTATAAGGATGAACAAGGTGTCCTTAACTTCTACATCTTCAGGAAAGACTTGAAACAATGTTGGAGAATTAAAGATACCCTGCTAAGAGAAAGTAACCTTAAAGAAGCTAAAGGACGGAATATCCAAAAGGGTGAGCTGTTTTTTCATATACCTTTTACCATAGCTCAGTTGATAGAGGTGTAAAATGGCGAAGTGGGATTTAAGTAAACTGGATCAGGTAGGGCATGACCCTGTTGAGAAGCCTGTACACTACAACCAAGCCGGTATAGAGTGTATTGACGCAATAGAGGCTATGACAGAAAATATGTCAGGTAATATTGCTCCTCATGCCGCAAATGTCCTGAAGTACATGTGGCGTTGTGAGTATAAGAATGGTTTGGAAGATATTGATAAAGCCTTGTGGTATCTTAATAGATTACGGAAACGATGGGTGGAGTCACATAAATGAATATTGACGTTACTGTTTTTGAGGTTCTGGTATTGGCGCATTTAGGTGTCACTTTATGGTTGTCTTGGATGGTTATAAAACAACAAGAGGCAATCTCAAATATCTATGCTGCCATAGCAGCTATGATAGAAGAGGAATAGCATGAAAGGAGTTTTATGTGTGGACTGCAATAATACTTACTTGTCACTTAGACACGACAACTTGTAAGAGTGTATCCCCATCCGTTTTATATACTTCAGAGCAAGCTTGCTTAAACTCTCTAGCTTTAGGTATACAGACCCTAGAGGGGAATAGGTGGATAGTTAAAGACTACCTCTGTCATCAATGGGGTAAGCCCTCATAAAGAAAAAGGCCCCAAGGAGAAATCCAAGGGGCCTTAGTTTTGGGAGGAGTCAAAAAGTCGATTAGAGGAGCAACCGACTAACAACACTCTATGTTAAGCTCGCTTCTATGTCAAGCATTTATTTACCGAAGAATTTAGATACTGACCTAATTCCTATAGAGGCCGATACGATCCCTCCAAGGGAATACTGATACCATGTCGGCATAGTCTCAAGTGCTGCAAACCCAGCCTGTACTATAGCATTACCCCAATCACCACAAAACGCTAGTATCAGGGGAATACTGAACAGTAGGGTTATCCACTCGTCTTTCCAGCTATTCTGTGTAGCCTGTATAGCAGCTAGATCCCAGTCTATCTCACCTGTAAGCTGTTTCTTCTTGATCTCA